ATGAACTTCACAGATAAATCAATAAAGGCACTTAAAGCCAAAGATAAACGTTACGTAGTTACTGAGTCAGGCAATTATGGTGAAGGGCGGTTACAAATACGGGTAAGTGAGTCAGGAGCCAAAACTTTTCGTGTGCAATACCACATTAATGGCAAACGCAAAGTGATAGGCCTTGGTACTTACCCAACCGTTGACTTAAAAAAAGCACGTAGCAAACACGCTAATATTACCGCTTTATTAAGTGATAATATTGATCCGCAAGAACACAAACTAGAGCAACAAAAAGCGGAGTATGAATCGTCTGCTAAGCGTACTATGTTAGAAATGCTCGATGATTTTAATGTCTATATAAGTACTCGCTGGGCTGAGTCTACTATTGCGCGAACTGAAAAGCTCATTAAGCGAAATATAACGCCTTTCGTTGCATCTGATTTAATGCCTGATGAGTTCACTATCGATATGGCCCGAGACATTATATACCGTGTATATAATCGTGGAGCTAAAGAGCAATCTCGCCTGGTACGCAGTACTTTAATGAGCATTCTAAAGTTTGCGATTGATTTTGATAACTCACCTGAACAATACAAAAAACCTAATCTCTACGATATTAAAACCAACTTTATAAGAGACATTAGCTTTGAAACACCGAAAAACACCGGGCAGCGTTGGTTAAACGAAGCAGAACTGAAGCAAGTCTGGAATGCAAACGACTTACCTTATTACACCCATCAATATATAAAGTTGGCACTATTACTTGGTGGTCAACGTGTTAACGAGGTTTACGGTTCTTATGCTCATGACTTCGACATAGATAATAAAACATTTACCATCCCAGCTAATCGCATAAAAGTGAAAGAGCGGGGCGATCATATTGTGCCACTCTGCGACACCGCCATACCAATTGTTCAAGAGCTCATGCAACTACAAGGTAAAGCTGGGCAGTTATTCCCACACAGGGATGACCCAATAGCAGTTGCCCATGTTTCAACATTACGTATGGCAATATTGAGATGGTGCGAAAAGCACAACATAGAACCATTCAACCCACGCGACTTACGAAGAACGTGCAAAACACTCATGGGTAAGGCGGGCATAGACAAAGTTAACCGTGATATTTTGCAGCAACACAATAAGTATGATGTATCGAGTGTTCACTACGATAGATACGACTATATGAAAGAGAAAAGGCAAAGTATTGAAACTTGGTCCAAGTATATTGCAACAGTCGCTTTGTAACGCTTTAATTCAGCCTCTATTAACACAATGTTTGGTTTTATTGAAACAGGTTAAGACTAAAAGGGTACTATGAAAACACTCTTGAGATTGCTAAAAGGTGTGTTTCACATTACACTACGAAGAAATATTGTAAAAATATTTTATAAATATATATTACAAAATGGACTAACCTTAAAAAAATAACAATGGTACGTTATGCCAACAAAAACAGGAAGTGATGTAAATCTTAACTTACAAGATGTAAGTTCTTTAAGTGCCTTATGGGAGAAAGTACAGCAAGCGCCTTGGTATGCTCCACTGATAATACCAGCAATGTTTATTATTTATAAGTTTTACTCACGGCGTAAAAGTCATGTTTTAGAAATGGCTAAGTTAAGCACAGAAAAGCACAAAAACATTCTAGAATATAAGCTAAAATTGAAAGAGTTAGATCAAAAGGCGGAAACAAGTGTTCAATCAAATGGAGGTAATCAATAATGAATGAATTATTTTTAGTTCCAGTAGTATTCGCATTTCTTTTGGCATACAACCTATGGCGACTAAGTGACGCTGTGAAAGCAAGAAAACGTATGGAAAAAATGCTAGATGAATTTTTGGGTGCTGATGCTCCAGATGATCAAAAAGATGTAGCGTATGCTTTTTATAAAGTTTCTTTATATCCATGGCTTTTACCTGTCGTAACACTACACATGATTTTTAGTAGAAAATCCAAAAGAGAGTCACATGGCACGTCAGTGGCGATTCGAAATCCTGAAAACCTTCAATTTAACAGGATTTTATTTAGAGGGTTAGTTGTGGTTTTAAAACGAGCGCCCATCATGTCGTTTTTGAGCATCTTAGTATTACTACTTATGGCAATTTGCAAAGCAGTAATGAATAAACTTTATTATTCGGAATCTATGGAGCAATTTGAAGACGGAATTGAAAAAGTCGCTCACAGATCTTTTCTAAGACAACCTAAATTTTAAGAAAAGCCCGCACTTAGCGGGCTTTTTAATGCCTGTATAAATCCCCAGCTTGTTTAAAAATGAATGCTAACTTAATCTATGGTTGTCAATGAAAAGGGATGATCATGGAAGCTGAAAAATTAATTCAAAACGCAATCGACTCTAAGCAAAAAATAAATGTTATTTATCACGGTGGAAGCCTAAAGGGTCAGTCCCGTGTTTTAGGGCCTATAAGCATTAAAGGTAACAAAGTAAGAGCGAAGTGCTACACAACCAACGCCTTAAAATCATTTTTGATTGAGCGAATACAGGTTATTACCGGAAGTGGAGAATTAACAAAAGATAGATCGTCAGAAGTTATTCAACTTCCAAAGGTAGACCCGCAGCAAACATTACCGGATGTTCAAAATGCAATAACACCCCATTTCCCAATTGAAAATTGGTTAATTGATTTTAAGGAAAATGATAAATCACTTTCAATATTCTCGCGATTTAAAAACGGTAACCCCAAAAAGCTCCCAGAGCTTCAAGTATGTTACGAAGAATACAGAACAGAGCTGATCATTGATGACGAAACAGGTGATTACAAAGAGGTTACAAAAAAACGTACAAAAAATTGGGTTGTACGTTATAAGAAGACTAAATCATCAATATCATATAGCCACTTAAATACTGCGGCAGAGCGTTTTTTTGATTGGTGTAAAGAATTATTAGGTAACGCTAGTATTGAATTCAAATTTACAGAATGTGCCAACCTAAAACACCTAAAAACAATGTGGCCTACGGACAATAAAAGTAAAATAAAAAGAGAAATAGCAACTTTACCAAGCGTTTATTTTAACTCAGCTTTAAATGAAGGAACGTTAAATAATGAAAGTTGGTTCTATCATGTGCCATATACATTTAGAGATGCGCTCGATCTTAAATATGAGCAGAGAGTAAAAGATAAAAAGCCATATATGGTCTGGACGCAAGGGCCAATTTTAAAGTTTAAAATGGGTGATATTTTCCCAGCAAAAAATGAAGGCCACACTATCCAAGTTCAGTTTGGTGAACAAATGGGCTGGGATAGAGAAAAAAATGAGATGTTTCTTGGTAGTGTAGTGTTTGATGTGTACAAACATGAAAATAAAAAGTATATTTTTGAGCAAAGATACCAATGCGATCAAATGGAATTTCTTCAACTGTTAATAACGGGTGATGGGCTAGAAAGGTTTTCAAAACTAACAAAATCTAACACATAAAAAAGGCCGCTATAGTAGCGGCCTTCGTATTAATTGGAAACTATTTAAGGCAGTTTTTTCTCAACGTGGGTAACACGATAATCAAGCTTTGCAACTTCTTTTTCTACTTGTGTTACACGGTCAGACAATTTCAATAAATCATCTTTTGTTGCCATTGTATTTTGAATGGTATTAACGGACAAAATCAACTTATCGAGCTTACCGTCTAACTTTTCAAAATCACGCATGTGGCTGTTCCACACAAAAGCAGAAATAGCAAAAAGTAATGTAAATGCAGCCGCGAGCACTTTTTCAAATGTACCAAAAGTGCGTTCACTAACAGGGCTGCTGCCGTTGTTGTTTGACATTTTAAGTTCCGTTATTGTTTATTCTGTATACTGACGAGAGTGTCAATTAATGAGCAAAGTATAACAGCTGGCTATAGGGCTTACAACAAAATAGAACGCAATAGACAGTATAAGAACACATAAGACCGCATTAAAACTAAAACGACTTACCTGCAAACACCACTTTACCCACCAACGTACAATTACCGTTTATTGGTATGAGTTGCTCAGGCCAGTTGGGGTTGGCGGCTTTTAAAAATTTATGGCCGCTTTCGATAATGAGTTGTTTGAATGTGGCTTGGTTATCATCATCTAAACGGGCGACAACGTACGAACCGTGGATGCACTCGGCTTCGGGGTCTACAAATATTAAATCACCATCATTAAATTTAGGCTCCATGCTGATCCCTTGCACTTTTAAAACAAATGTTAGGTCGCTGCAATTAACAGGGCACATGTAGCGGTCTGCATCATAAGCCTTAATTTCATTTATTTCATTCCAAGCACCAGCCTGTACCCAGCTAATTAGTGGTACAGTTGAGCGGTTAGCTGGCCCAGCTGTGACGTTATCATTCCCACTATCACCAACACCGAAGCGCAAATATTCAGGTGTGCATTGTAATGCACGTGCTAATGCTTCGATGTTGCGTGGGTTTTTGGTGTCACCTCTTTCTATTTTTTGTATCGAAGTTTGGGCTGTACCAACTAGATCAGCTAACTGATATTGAGTCATACCAAGTTCTTTGCGGCGTTCCCTTACTCTTTTAGAAATATCCATATTAATCCTTTTTTGTAATTTAATTATAACTATAAGTAATTCGTTCGGAAGATTATCACAACTTTAAGTAATGAACGTCAAATAACTAAAACGGCTTTTATAGATAACATAAAGTTATTTTTATGTTGACACTAAAAAATATCGATCATAGGATAACTATAAGTTATCAATAATCATCAAAAGTTTTTAAAGGTATTGAGGTGTTTTATGTCATCTATTGAAAAGGCGGTGGGCATTATTGGTGGCCAAACCAAGTTGGCAAACTTGTTAGGAACACAACAAACAGCTGTTTGGAATTGGGTTCACCGCCACGGCCAAGCCCCAGCGAAATACATTCCACGTATTTCAGAACTAACAAACGGTGAAGTATCGGTAAACGATTTACTGGCCGATCACCAAAAAAGCAACAAGGAGAGTGCCGCATGAGCCAAACAAATGTAGCTGAACACTACCGTCGTAACCTAAGAGGTGAGTTGATCACGATTAATGACCGTTATTTACGCCCAGCTGATGTGGCTGAAAAATGCGGTATTCATCGCTCGTCAATCTACCGATTAATGGACCGTGGTGAGTTTCCTAAATCTCACAAGGCGTCAAGTGGCCGAGTGGTTTGGGTCGAAGCTGACATAGAAGAGTGGATGCGCTTAGGCGCTGAGAAGTTCCGCGAGTTTTACGGCCAACAAGCGAACTAGGAGCAACCCATGCGCCAGTACACAGAATTTTGCAGAGAAACATTGTTTAAGCACCGCACCATGGCGGAGCAATGCGAGTATTTATTGAGCTGTGAAATTACTACGCGAAAAGCGATGCAATGCCTAGAACCTTGTTTGCAAGCGGTAGTCGGTGATTTCCAATTACCAGTGTATTGCCAAGGCGATGAAAGACAAACGATTCAAAAAGCCGTTCTTTGGTTAAAAGAACATGCACTAACAGAACATTAAGAGTAATGATCATGGCAAATGCGATTGTTAAATCAACAACTAATACAAAGCCTGCACCACTAAAAGCCGTTGAAGGGCGCCACATTCCAAAAGGGCTTGCAGATATTAAAGCGCTAATGGGCAGCGAACGTCATACCCCTGAGTATGTTTACACCAAGGTGTTAAGTGAAAACGAACGTACAATAGTGTGTTTTGCCGCTGGCCTAAAACGTCACGACCTTGAAAAAGGCTTTGCTAATTTTAGCGCTGATACCCGCTTAAAAATTCATAAAGCTATTTTGCAGTTACAAGAACTGGTTAAAGCATTTGCAGATGCAAACGCCATGGCACCGGCTAAGTTTTTGCAAAACGCCCCGCGTGAAGATGCAAGCACCGACTATTCAAACTTAACTGTGCATTCACACTAGGGGCTGCTCATGACTATTTCAACATTGTCAGTTACAAGAGCGTTTGCTCTCGCAACAATGAACGTTAAACAATCACCAATGACAAAACAGCATGTAGTTCACGCAAGAAACAACGGTCGAGTGTATGCTGCGTATCAAGAACAATTAGAAATAAATAAAAAGCTAATTTCGGCGATCAATCAAACTATTGGTTGGGTTGAATCAACAGGTGGTTGCGAAGAGTCAGTTCGCATGCTTAGAAAAGCACTTTCAGAGGTGCAATCATGAGCTCAACTAATCGCGGAACAGTGCGCAATGCTGATGATTACTATGTAACACCACATTGGCTAATTGAGGATTTTTTAGCTGCATTTAGTGAAAATTGCCGTTTTCGTTTTGGCCCAGAAGAATACCCTCTAGTGTTAGACCCAAGCGCGGGCGGATGTGAACAATACCCAATGAGCTACCCAACGGTATTAGAAAAACATGGATTTACTGTTATTAGCGGTGATATTCGTGAAGACTCCCGTGCAAAAGAAAAAGGTATCGACTTCCTTGCAGTCAAAAGATTTCCACCTTATGACATGATCATTACCAACCCGCCATTTAAGTTAGCTCAAGAATTTACCGAGCATGCATTAAGTAAGATGAATGAGGGGGGCTTAGTAATCATGCTTCAACGCTTAAATTGGCTAGGTAGTCAAAAGCGTAAACCAATGTGGCAAAGCTTACCGCTTGCGGCCGTTTATGTTCACAGTAAACGACCAGGTTTCAACCCAGAAAAACCAAGTCAAACAGACTCTACCGAATACGCCCACTTTGTATTTTGCAAAGGCTACGAACTTGCCCCTGAGCTTTTCGTAATTTAATGCGGGAAATGATGAAAATGAAATTACACCCAAAAGCAAAAGCGGCACTTAGGTATTTAATAGATTGTGAAAAATCACATGACGTATACAAGATATTTTCTGTTGATAACGAGAAAGCAGGTGAGCAGCTAGAGAAATACGCGCCAGAAATATCAGCGCGGTTTGATTGCATTAACTCACAAACAATAGAAGAGGCTGAGCGTACAGATGCTTGGTTTGACTACTCATACCAAGAATACATGATTCAAGAGCGCTTAAATTTTAAGCATGTAAATGTTTTTCACAAAGAAAAAATTTACAACGAACTAACCGACATTCCGTTTTAACCACCCCCTAAAGGACTAATAAAATGACCTCTATCAAAGACCAAGATCTATCTAAAAATCAGCAATTACTTAAAAACATTGTTGTTCACGTTTTAGACCAAGCTAATTTTACTATTAAAAATTTAGCTAAGCGTCCAACGGTTGCCATGCTTATGGAGTGTGAAAACTGCCTTACTGATCTAATGCCAGTAGTGCAATTAATTGCAAATGACCACATTGAATACGCCCCCTTTTACGACCGCCTAAGCGAAACGCTCGACGCAGTTCAGCGCGGTGCCGATTTTGACCTAATTGAAATCGAGCTTAATTAACAATGAGCTTATGGCCTACTTTAAGCTTCGACGTTATTACAGCGGTTTCAACCATGGTTGAAACCGTTGATAACGTTGAGCATAAAGAAACCTTACTAAGCGGCTTAAGCCGTTTTACTCCTTACATGCAGTACAAGATGGCTAAGCAATATTTAGCTAAAGTACAGACGCATAATGATGTTTGGTATAAAGACGAGCCCATAAACCCAAGCGATGAAGCAAACGCTTGGTTTTATGATGTGCTTAAAAATGCAGAATATCGCATCGATGTTAGCTTTTTTAAACTAAGCAAACCTGCCAAGTCAGCACTTAAGAAAGTGCATAACAATAATCACCATAATTACATTGTGCGTGACCTTATTAGCTCTAATCGCAAAGCGAGTATTCAAGCTAGCTTTGTGCGTAGAACAGCTGAAACACTTAGCTTTACAGAAAAGCAGCGTGAAGTATTAGCACAAAAGAGGTTACAACCAGCTAGTGATGAAACCGCATTTTTACAAAAATTGGTAGGTGGTGAAGTAACAAGTTCTGTGCGCTCGATCATAGATGCAATTGACGATACTGCAGAAAAAGAATTTGTATATAAATGCTTAAGCAAAGTGCCAAAGCCATTACAAATGCGTGTTGCTAAACGTTTCATTGATAAGTACGAACCAAGTATTAAGCGCTACAAGCAAAAGCGAAATGAAACTACAGAGCAATACACCGACAGAATTGCTTCGCAATCAGCTGAACTATACCAATTTGACGGTACAGCGAAAAAGCAAACAAATACGAATATATTCGATAGCATTCGTGATCACCGCAATGCTAACCAGTGGCTATTACGCACTATTAAAACGCTTAAGCCGCGCCTTACCATTCTTAAACAGATCACCGACAGCATGCCTTTACCTTGGCATATTTTAGCGAATGTAGATAAAACCAAAAAACATGCTGAAGTACTGGCCCGAGAAGTAACCGAAATACTCAACGACTTACGCATTGAAAACCCAAGCTGGGGTGCGTTAGATAAGTTTGATGTGATCAGCCAGTACGCTGAAAACTTTGGGGTTGTACTTTTTGCGGCTGAAAAAGGTATTTACTTAACAGAGCCAGATGCCGAAGTAAGTTTGTTAAAAGCGCAGTGCCATAAGTGGTGGGCGCGTAAATTAAAGAATATTCGCCGCCGTTACCTAGAGCATTTAGAAATAGCCACAGGTGAAGTAGGTAAAGACTTATTTGCAAAGTACGACAAAAAGAAAGGCACTAAAACAGTACGAAAAGGCATTAATGCTTATTGCTCATACCAAGCGCTTAATGAATATAAAGCCGATCGCGAACGTGGTAAACGATACCTTGAAAGCCTTGAGTTAGTTAATGAACAAAACGATGTTATTTCGTTAATGAAAGCGGTTGAGGCAGGCATTGCTAACCCTGAAAATATGCGTAACGAGTTAATGCTTCGCATACGAGAAACCGAAGAACTGGCCGACGAAATGGGCTATGTAGGCGGTTTTTACAATATAACGGCGCCTAGTCGTTTTCATGCGAACTCGCCAAAGTGGGACGGTTCAACACCAAAAGATGCAAGCAATTATTTAAACAAGCTGTATTCACAAGCGCGGGCTAAATTAGACCGTCTAGAAATACCGTATTTTGGTGTTCGTGTAGCCGAGCCACATGCAGATGGTTGCACCCACTGGCATATGCTTTTATGGATGCCCGCCAGGTACTACGACAAAGTTAACCACCTTTTGCGCCGATATTTTACCCGCGATGACCGTGAGGTATTTTTTCAGCGCTTTAAAAACCGTAAGCATTACCGCAGGAAGTACAAGCATAACCGTAAAATTTGGGGACTAAATAAATCAAAAGGCATTTATACCAAAGCGCCGGTTAAAAACTATTTCCCAAGCAGCCCACGTTATACCGCCATGAAAATGGAGCCTGCAAAAATTGGTAAAGATGGTAAACGCATAGGTGGTGCAGCTGCCTATATTGCTAAGTACGTCAGTAAGAATATTGACGGCTTTGGCCTAGCCAACGAATATGATGCAGAAACAGGGGAAAAGTTTACCCAATCAGCACTTGTTAACCCGGTTAAAGCATGGGCAAGTACATGGGGTATTCGCCAGTTTCAATTTCAAAAGTCACCCGCCATTACTATTTGGCGTGAGCTGCGCCGAGTGCGTGAAGAAATACAAGGCAATGAAGAACTAGAACAAGTCCGCAAAGCGGCCGACCAAGGTGATTTTAAAACCTTTGTTACCTTAATGGGTGGCTTTGGCATTGGCCGCAATGCACGTTTCAAACCTGTTTATGAATATACCGAGTATGGCAATCAATATGCTGAATGCGTTAAGCGCATTAAAGGCATTGAAGACCTACACGAACCATGCACTTTGATTACCCGTGTTCATTCTTGGCAAAAACAAATTATTGGTACTGCCGCAGCTAACGACAACACCGCTGTAAATGGCGGGCAGGATGCTAACAACGTCGGCTCCGCCGACCTATCTTGGTCTAGTGGGAATAACTGTACGCCGTGCACCGTGGGCGATAGAGACGAGTTATTGCTAGATATGATCGGGTTTACCAAAAAACAGATCGTTAAGGTTAAAAAGGATCTGTTAGCAGGTAAAAGGATCAGGCGGAACGGCCAAATTTACCTAATTCGAAACGGTAATTTACTCATATTAGATGAAGAAAAGCAGTTAATTGAACACCGCAAGCAAGCGGTTGACTCAATCGCGCTTACTGAAATGCAAAAACAGCAGAAACTAGCAGGCGATCAACACTCTGAAATTTCAAAAGCCAGCCTATATGACTTTGCACCAGAGCATGTAAAACAGCTTAAGGACGGCGGCAATGTGGTTATTGGTAACCGTGTTTATTACATGCAAGGGCATGAACTACATAGCTTTGAAAAACTAGATCTTAATAAGCAGCGCCCAGCTGGTAATACAACCCCATCAGAAAAGCATTATCAATATGCGCGTGAGCTCTACGACTTAGCGAACTCATACGCAAAATTAGATGGCAGAACTATGCCATCAGATACCCAGTTTAAGAAAGGTCATGCAGACGTAATTGGTGATCTTGATTTAGCTAGGCTCGTTCTAGCAGGTGAAGCAACAGCCGTCAGTGACAATGACTGGTGGGCATTAGATTTAATGGCGTAGGAGAACGTGAGTTATGAACCAAAAGTTAAAAAGACACTTAGAAAAATCAATATATATTTCTCAATGCATGCTTGAGGGACGGCCATTTCATATCAGTGATAGTGAAATTGACTTTGTGCCCGTGCCGGTGATGACAAGAACAACTGCAAAAAATAGGGGTTTAGTTCTTAAACGTGGTGCCAAACCTGTAGGCCATTGGAGTTGGCAATTACCTGTTGGTGGCCGTGCCCATGGCGATCTGTATTTAGTCGAAAGATTTAAGAAGGCGGAATGAATATGACTATTCAAATTTCGAAAGTAGAAATGCCTAAGGCATGTATTAGTTGCCAAGCATTTTGTCCAAAGGGGTTTGCTAAGGATGAATACAGCCCTTTTACAAAACCATTCAATAAACCAGTGCCTAAAACCCAATTCGGTAAATGCGGCAAAACTAATAACAGTGTATTTGCTACTGAAATTTGCCCCGGCTATGAGCAAGAACCTAACACCGATGTATTTGATGTATGCAACAGACCAGAACCAAAAGAGCAGGTGACTTTATGAATACTCATGCAGCAGCTGAGAAAATGCTAGAAACAGGGAAATTTTATACCGCACTTGAGATTGGTAGAGAGTTTGGGGAATCAGCAAAACGTGGAAGTGGCTGGCTCTATAACATCCGTATGGGGTCTCGCTACGAAACAGTTGAAACCGAATTACCAAATCGACGGGTGAAAGTCGTCGCTATTGATGGCCGCAGAGTGACTATCGACCAATTGCAGAATAAAGCGTTGATGTTTAAGCGTCCTGCTTTACTGATGGGGGCCAGTATATGAAACCAACCGTTAAACGCCGCAACTGGGTATATCACTCAGTTGTTAAACCAAAAAAGCAGGAAAAGGATCAGCCAAGACCTAAAAACAGATAATTGACAGTGCGCCTTGTGCGGGGCTATAGTAAAAAGGCACTGGCAAAATCCAGTGCCGGGATTCGAACCCCGCTTTAGACATAAGGTGCATTGTCACCAGCTTTTTAGCTGGTTTTTTAATGCTCGCGCTTTAGCATGCCCAAATTATGGCAGGCTGGAGTGAGGCCACTTCGGTGGGCCGTTTTCCTTGTGTCGCGGTAGTTCGAACCTCGCTTTAGCTTGCCACCCAAAGATTCGAACCTTTGCGTGGTTTAGATATTTATATTTAGACACAAGAGGTCATATTATGACTAACCAACTTATTATTTCAGATACCCTAATCCCTATTGATCACTACAACCGTGTAAACCTAAATGCCCTGCATAAAGCCAGTGGTTTAGATGATCATAAAAAGCCTAGCCAATGGGTAAGAAGACGAGAGTCGAAAGAGCTTATTAATGAGCTAAGGGTAAATTTACCCTTAGACCTAGAACCAATGCATTCGGTTCGTGGTGGAAAGTCACCGGGCACATTCGCCCACGAACTTTTAGCCATTTCTTACGCAGGGTGGATCAGCCCAAAATTCCAATTAGAAGTAAATCGCGTATTTTTACAATCAAAACGTGAAGAGCCAGAGCTTGCCCCATTGCCGAGCCTAAGTGAATTACCTAATATCGACTTTCCAGAAATGCGGTTAAGTATGTTTATTCCGTTTAGAGAGATGTTCGACAACGGTTGGCGTTTACGCATGATCAAGCTGTTTAAAATATTACGCTATTGCCAAAGCAGTAACATACCCGTCAGCGTGAAAGACATTGCAGGCCTAGAGCAAGAATTGCGATCACTGCTTCACATAGTTGAAACCCAAGGCAACAAACTTAGCAGCATTCAGCGGTTTGTGAATTATTAAAATAACAAAGGCCGCAACAATGCGGCCTTTACTAAAAATGGTCATGAGACTAAAAACCCATTAATTCTAGTTGCTGTTCACGTGGTAAGTTCTTAATCAATGAAGCGGCAAGTTTTACAGTCGATTTACAAGGCGGGTTTAAGTAATGATCAAACGATTGAGTAATACGGAACGTAGCCCCGCACTCTTTTGTATTGGTGCACGAGCAATATAAATTAACCACATGCGCGCTTTGCTTTTCGCGTGATGTAATTGTTGCTTTAGCTTCGCAATTTGGACAAGTAACCCGAGCCATAACATTCACCAACCGTTTAAAATACACTGTAATTATATACAGTTGTTATTTTTTTAACAAATCAAACTTTTAATATATAATATCGTCGATGGGATTAGTGAAAAAGGAGAGGTAATGGGTGAATTTATAATATTAGTAGTTGTCGTATTGATAGTCTACATTGCACAAAAAGAGTCTTCTCACAGAGATAAGATCATAGATGAGCTACAAGAGAAGATAGATAAAGATTATTCAGATAAGTTTTGTGCTAGGTTCAAAGAGGTTCATGGTCTAGATTATTTGGAAGTCTATGAAAGCCCTGAATACAAGGATAAGTGGGATAAATTAAATTATTATAATTGGCACCCTACTTTTGATAGTTTTATTCAGGATGGGCTATTTAGTGAGAATGAAGAGCTACATTTTTTGGATATTATGAATGATGAGTACTATGAAGAATTAATGAGGGAAAAGAAGAGAAAAAGCCCATAAGGGCTTTTTAGTGCCTAATTAAGCTGCGGGCTCTAAATCAAAATTAAGCTGCAATTTACTGCCAATTTCAGGATCCCGCGCTACTTCGTCCATCATTAATTTAATCAACATTCTAGTTTCATTTTTAAAATACATGGCATCGTATTTAGTTGGATCGCCAAGGCCAGCCGTGTTAGACGGAATAATACCCGCTAAGCCTGGTGGGAAACGATGTGCATTGAGAATATCCTGTGCCGATACGTTTTTCACGTTCATAAACTCGTCTTTACTTTCAAAGTTACCAACAGGGATTATTTGTAAGCCTTTTTCTTTACCGTTGGGAATATTCACGAACAACGAGCGGAAATTACCCACGCCCTTACTGTCTTGAATTTTCTCTTTTATATCGTCTTCAACTTCAGGGTCTAAGTTAGGATCAGTGGCATACATGATAAAACCCATGTGTGCACCGTTGATATAGTATTTACGGCGAAACAGGGTGGCATCTTCATTTAAAAGCGTAGCTTGTAAACCACCTAAGTAATCTGCTAAACCATATACTTGTTGAACAGGATCATACTGTTTAATCCAAATGATATCGCGGGCTTTGTATTTTCTTACTTGGCTATTACGCTCAAGTACTACGGCGCCACCGTCACCAGCTACGCGGGTTCGATAACTTGGCAGCGGGAACAATCGCACCGGTTGCTTAAAGCCATTACGAATTTTAAGTAAGGCTACATCACCAAATTGCACTAGATTTAAAAACGAAGCCTGGATATTTTGGGCACTCATACCACCCGATATATAACGGCCTGCTGCCATATTGGCGCGGCTCACAACAATGCCACCGTGTTGAGCATTGCGGCGAGTAAGGTTTGCTAATAAATGACGGTCTACGGGCGGCTCCCAATAACCGTCCATATCGTTATAAAACAGCGAGTCATAATCGGTTAGCCACATATCTGGCATAACTTGTTCAGGTAAGCTAAACACAACGGGCGCATTTTGTTTACCTTGTTGATCGTCTTGTTGATCGTTTGGCTGGTCAGTTAGTTGTTCTGCATGGTCCATCGTGATTTTCTCTTAAATGCGTGGTTAATCGGTTCGTTGATCACGGCATGACTTATTGCAAAAAATACGTCTGCATGACCTGTGGTGTTATCGCGGCTGGCTTTAAAGGTAATTGCGCCACCTGTCTCTGTGCTGGTTTTACGAATGGCTAGGCAGCTCATAGCAATGTCTTTGTGTGATGCATCCCATTCAATCCGGTTTGCTTCTACTAAGTCGATCATTTTAAGCACTAAACGAGTTTTGCTGGTTACGCTGTAATGAATAGCTTGGGCTTCGCGCGGGTAGAGGGTTTCTATTGAATCAAATACACCTGCACCAATGCCGGTGGTATCAACACCAATATAAGTGACGCGATACTTTGCGTATATTTTTTGAATCTCACTTACATGGTGAGCGAAGTTCATCCCGCGCCAATAGTGTTTTTCGAGCACACGGAATTTTTCACCGTCTTTTTTAGGTGGCGCTACCACAACTAATGTGGCGTTATCGCGAGTGCGTGAAGGGTCGTAACCTAGCCATACCTCACGGTTACCAAATGGCTGTGCTGCACTTGGTTTGTGATCTTGCCAACGGGATGCATCGACCATGCATTTTTCAAGGTCGCTGAATTTAAATATACTGTCTGCATCATCAACAAAGATGCACATAAACAGGTTGTTAAAGTCATCGGCATTGTATTCATCGCGCAGTTCGTCAATGTCAAAGAGGTCACAACCCCCGTTTTGCGCATCAACAATGGTTACTACATAGCGCCATTGTTTGTCTGGGCAAAGCCTGCCGCCATCGCGTAATTCATCAAAACTAGGAAACTCGATTTCTTCACGTTCAGCACGGCCTTGTCGCCAGTGATCACCTGTCCAAAAGGTATAAGCGGGGTGTGCTTTTGTTGACGGCGTTGAAAAGTAAGTTTTACGCCACTTTTTATGGGTTGCCATGGCACTGGCAAGTTTATTGAGCTCGTTAAACTTACCTATCCAAAAATACTCATCTATATAAACATGGCCGTGGTAACTTTGCGCCGTTTTGCTATTGGTACTTAAGAACCGTAGCTCAGCATCACCGTGTTTTGTGTGTAACGTAATTGGGTTGCCGGTTAACTCAATCTCAAAGAATTCATGAGCAATAGCCACAATGTAACTGCGGAAAACCTCAGCTTGCGCACGACTGGCCGATAAGAATATTTGCGGATCACCACTTAACACTGCATCTTTAAATGCTTCACCAGCAAAGTAATAGGTTGCGCCAATTTGACGGCTTTTAAGAATATTTCGAATACGTTGATGCAAGTTTGCATGCATCGTTTTTTGGTATTCAAAAAGTGAGTCGTACCAGGTGCCAAAATCTTCTTCGGTTAAATGGCTTACATCATTTTTACGTTTGCGGCCTTTTGGCTTTGAGTTGCTTTTACCGCTTGGTTGATTTGAGTTGGCCTGACTATTTTGAGGTTGCGGATTTTTTGCCGCTTCTTCTTGCGCACGTTGTTTTTTAAGCTTTACATGCTTTTCAATAAGCATGTCGAGTTCTTTTATTTGATTACCTGTCTTATCGCTAATATCAGTTAAACAAACAATGCGCCTTGCAATGGCTTCGTCGACTTCTTCTTCACGCAGTAAGTCGCGCCAGCTATATTTATCAGCCCAGTAATAAACAACACGATCATTAGGCAAGTCTAATTCGCTACGAATTTCACTTGGTGTGTAGTGTCGTAAATAAAGCCGCTTTGCTGCTTCGCGTATTTCCGGTGAATAAGCCATTTAAGTGCTAATTACTCATGTAAAAATTGATAACTAGCGACAGTGTATTCATTTATAATAAGCTTATAACTGACTAAAAAACCTACCTTTTCCTAGAACATCAATCTAGGAATTTCTAAAAATCAAACCGAATGAAACGCCCATTTTTTAGGGCTATGCTGCGCTTAAATATTGGTTTTAAGCAACACGGCAGCGTAATGAGTAAACAGACAGGTTGGGTAATTGCAGCAACTGAAGGTGCAACGGTTGACGGCCGCGCTATTTCAAAAGAGTGGATCAATGATATGGCCGAGCTTTACTCGGTTGATGAATACACTGCGATGATTTGGCCTGAACATTTTCGCTCATTTTGGGGCCCATCTGAGGGTAAAAATTGGGGAACAGTTGACGAAGTAAAAGCGGCCAAATATAAAGGTAAGCTTCGTCTTTTTGTAAAACTAACAGCAAATCAATACTTATTAGATGCTAACAAAGACGGCCAAAAGCTGTTTATGTCTATTGAGCCAAATCCAGATTACCAGAATCAAGGTCGTTGCTATCTACAAGGCTTAGCTGTTACCGATTCGCCTGCAAGCACTGGCACCACACGCTTAAAGTTCTCAATGGGCGAAACTGAAAAAAGCCATGAATATAGCCAGCTTGAAGAACTTCACATGAGTGACTTTGTGTTCAACAAAGAAGAGCCAGCTACACCTTTAGCCAAAGACAAACAATCTAAATTCATGAATTTACTTGCACAAATGGCAAGCCTATTTACTTCTGAACAGCCGAGTGTTGATGAACAACACGATTCCACCGAGGACGAACCTATGAACAAAGAACAGTTTGATGCCGTAATGGGCAAGTTTGAAGGATTAGAAAGCAAGGTAACCGACCTTGAAAACAAATTCAGCAAAAAGCCAACAGGCGAAGAAAAGCCATCAAAGGCCGAAGAAACCCCGCCAGCCGCAGAGCCAGAAGCTGATAAAGGCGCAGCAGGTGTCACCTCTGAGCAATTCAGTCAGCTTTTAGAAAAGATGGATGGCGTTAGTCAAAAGGTATCCGGCCTAGAAACCAAATTTAAAGCGCTTAGCCAAGAGCAAGAAGACCAAGAACCTGACCCAGTAGGCGACGAAAGCATAGGCCTGGTTTAACCCAGATCTTCTTTTTATTAATGCATAACAGAGCGAGATAAAGCATGCACTTAAATCAAACAGCCGCTGGGTTCTTACAAAAATACTCAGTGAATCTAGCAAAATCATTTGGTGTAGAGGACGCATCACATAAGTTTGCCATTTCTGACCCAATGGAAACAAAGCTTCGTGCCGCGCTTTTAGAGTCGGTCGAGTTCTTACGCATGATCACCACCATGCAGGTGGACCAAATTAAAGGCCAAGTTGTAAAAGTAGGTAACTACGGTATTGCGACAGGTCGTAAAGCGGGTGGCCGTTTTACATCAGAGCAAGGCGTTGATGGTCATACCTATGAATTGGTTGAAACCGATTCATGTTCGGCAACAACATGGGCGCTGTTATCTACTTGGGCCAATGCCGGTAACTTAAATGAGTTTATGAAGCTCATTAACCAAAATGCCACGCTACGTTTTGCACTCGATATGCTGCGCGTTGGCTTTAATGGTGTGTCAGCAGAAGCGACAACAGACCCAGTTGCAAACCCAAATGGTGAAGACGTTAACAAAGGCTGGCATCAAATCGTTAAAGAAAAAGCGCCTGATCAAATCATGACAGACCCTATTTACTTTAATCCTGATGCAAGCGCTGAGCTAAAAGATGGCGAGTACAAAACGCTAGATGCAATTGTTACTGAGCTTAAAAATACGTTTATTCACCCATCATTACGCAATGACCCGCGTTTAGTCGTGCTAGTAGGTGCAGACCTAACAGCCACAGCACAAACAAAATTGATGAACCAGGCAGACAAGCCAAGCGAAAAAGTCGCTGCCCAGCAGATGGATAAAAACATTGGTGGTATGCGCGCTTATACGCCGCCGTTCTTCCCAGGTAAACGTATTGCTGTAACGATTTTAAGCAACTTGCATATCTATACGCAAAAAGGCACTGCACACCGCAAAGCCAAAGACGAAGAAGACCGCAAGCAGTTCGAAAATTCTTACTGGCGTAACGAAGGCTACGCAATTGAGGAGTTTGAAGTGTACGCCGCCGTTGACGAAGCAGCCATGAACATTGGTCCTGCCCCAGCAGCTTAATCGTTAATTAAAACCTGTTGCTAGGCCATTAACCGCCTAGCAACTCAAATCAATTAAAAGTAGGTAAATGCCATGAGTGCCATTGCTGATTTTAAAAAACGCCGTCTAGCTGCAAAAGCAAAGCAAAAAGCGGCTGCTGAAACAGGCAAAAAGCTAGTTGATACATTGCAAGGCTTGTCTGATGACGCCAAAGAAAACACCGCGCTTAAGTTGCTTGCGCAGTTACTTGGTTGCGATGAAGCTGACGCAATCAACATTGCTCAAGAATATGTTGACCAAAACATTACATTTTTTGACAAGGGCTTTGACCCTGCCAACGGTGAAGAACAAACCGTGTTTGCAGAAGTAACGCTTGATGATGAAAACAATGTTGAAAGCGTTGAAGTAAAGCACGTTAAAACTCCAACCGATGAGCTTAACACAAGCATAGCGAACGCTGACGATACTGCAGAATCACTAGCTGACAGTGCAGAGCAAGCAAAAAGTGCGGCTAGCAACATGGAAAGTGCCGCAGATAAAGCCAGCGATGCAGCAAGCGACCTTGCTTATAGCGCCGATGATATTAGCCAAGCGAACAGCGAGTTAAAGGAAACGGTTGACGAGTTAAAAAAGCCGTCGGAGGAGCAAAAATCCTCCAATACAAAGAGCAAAACGCAGCAAAAAAGCAACTCGAAAAAGTAAGCGTGTCGGGCAGTGGTGAATATGCACCCAGCCTACACCTACAGCTAATTGAATTAGACGAAGACTTAAAACGACTAAAAGGCTTTGTGCGCCGAGCTGACAAAATAGCTCATAAACGCGATGTATTACTGCCTAAGTGGTTACCGATTGTTGAAGACTACTTAACGAAAGAAGGCAAACAAAATGAAGACAACCCGATTTTCTCGTATTGCACTGTATGGCTGTTTGATGTTGGTAACCTCAGTCGCGGCATCGAGTTTGGACTACGCGCCATTGAGCTTAACCAGCCCATGGTTAAAAGCATTCGCCGCCAGTGGCCTGGTTTTATTGCCGACACTGTTTTTGATTGGGCGCAAACGCAAGCAGAAAAAGGCCACAGCATTGAGCCTTACTTTGGGCAAGTGTTCAAGCTTGTTGCGGATCATTGGAAATTACCAGAGCAAGTTACGTCTAAATATTACAAATTTGCGGGCCTTGCGTTATTGCGCACGAAAAATGGCGAAGTTACGCCGTCACATGTTGGCGACTTGCAGCGCTTACAGCAAGCCGATGGCTATTTAGCGAAAGCGCAGGAACTGCATAAGCACGCACAAGTTAAAACCGTAAGAAACAAAATAGCGATGAGAATTAGAGCGCTTGCTGAGCTTAACGCACAGTAAGTAAACCGTCTCCAAACCCTCCAGTGCATTAGCTGAGTGTTTTAAAAGGCGACTTTTAAATAATCACTGTGACGCTAACTGCACTGACCCTATGCAAAGGTAAATGGCATGACATTCGGATTTGAACATACAGCAGATGACAGCATTGAAATTGATGCTGATAGCGGCTGGCCTGTGCTTAGCACAGAAGAGTTCCGTAATCATCGCCGCATACCTGAATATTATGAAGAAACGGTAATTGCTGATTCGCTAAACCGCAGTGTGTTAGAGGTTCAGCAGCAAATTAATAATTATATTGCGAAAGGTAACACGGATGTTTCTTTCACCCTGATTGATGGTGTGCCGCAGTTTAGCCAAAGCCAAGAAAGTGTTTACCGTGGCGCCGTTTATGCCCGTTCACACAGTGATCTTATGGGGTACTTTTCGGCAGTTGATCAAAAAGAGACGGGCAATAACAAAGCTGAAGACGTTGAACAGCAAAATCAAATTCTAGCGCAATCAAATCGCAGTATTCGCTTATTGCTTGGTCTTGGCCGTGCAGGAGTGCATTCGCTATGAGCCAAACTATTAGCCAGTTACAGCAAGTCTGCGAATTTTTAGTTGCCAGCTTAAATGGTGCAATTCGTAAGAACAACATTGATGCTTGGCAAGAACGCGGCAAGTTAATCATTTGCAATTCAGATCAAGGGCAAGACGGTTACTTAGTGGCGAGGTGGAAACACACAGCCATTATTGCGATTGAAAAATTCCCACATAAAAAGGTTAACCCTTACAACCTGTTTGCCATGGTATGTGCGTTTTTAATTGATACCGAGTGGCAGCGCGACGAATTCGGTTTAGATGATCCCGAAATAGACATTGATTTAATTAGTGATGACAACGCCACGGTACTGATTGAATTAGAACTGATGGATGACATTGAGCTTATCCCTGATGACAACGGGCCAGTGCAGTTTAATGGTGGTCGTTACTATGTGTCGCTTGCACCAATTAACGTGGCTGAAAATGTCGATGTTGATGTAGTGGGGCGCGCATGAGCATTGTGATCACCCCAAACAAACGCCAAGCACTCAGTGCTAAGCACCAACTACAGCTTTTAGCATTGCCAGCGGGTAAACGAGTGCGTGTTTTAAAAACACTCGGTCGTCACGAACGGGCGCTTGCTCGTAAGCGCATTCGCACCCAAACCACGGTAGATGGTGAAAAGTTTACGCCGAGCAAAAGCGGTAAAAAAGGCAAGTTACTTAAACGCCTAGGCCGAACACTTGAACCGTATGTGAAAAGCAACAACCGCTTAGAGCTAAAGCACAAAGCGGGTTTAACTGGGCGAATTGCTGCCATGCACCAAGAAGGTGGCACAGAGCGAATGACGGCAAGCCGAATGGCACGAATTCACGGAAAGCCGGATTACAAAGCGCCGTGTACTCGCGGCCAAGCCAAAGCGCTGTCAGCGGAAGGGTTCAAAGTACCAAAGAGCAAGGGAAAAGGTTACCGCCGCGCCAGTGTTAAAGAGATTCAAGCGAGTTTAAATCACGGTAAAGCAACCTTGATGCTAAGTATATTACGTGACGAAAAACAGCGTAAAAGCTGGGATATCCCTGTTGATGATCGCCCATTTTTAGGTGACACCACCATAAACGTTCAGCGCGAACTCGCGCAGATATTAAACCAACTCAATAAACGAGGATAAGCCAATGCCACTCGGTAAAGTGCAAGTTAACAATTTGAATTTAGGGCAAGGTGACATTGAAGGTGTCGAACGACACTTCTTGTTTGTTGGCCGTGCCGGTTCAGTGGATGAAGAGAGCCAGCTATTTAGTGTTGGTGCACAAACAGATTTAGATGATGCGTTTGCAGATAGCGCGTTAAGAACGCAAGTTAAAGCTGCACAACTTAACGCAGGCCAAAACTGGACCGCAGCGGTTTACCCGCTTGCAGAGGGTGAAAGCATCGTTGATGCGATTGACCGCGCAAATGAGGTGCAAAGCTTTGAAATGGTGGTGGTGTGTGACGAGCAGAACACTAGCGCAGGCCTTACCGATATCCATGACCACCTAACATCACTACAAGCCAAATTAGGCCGCTTTGTTTCTTGCTTAGTTGCGTTACCAGGTATTGATGTAGCAACACAAACATGGGCTGCGTATGAAGCCGCAACCATTGCTATTCAAAATGGTATTGCCGCGCATTTAGTTGTGCCAGTGCCACAGCTGCACGGCAATAACGTGGGTGTATTAGCTGGCCGATTATGTGACCGCAGCGTAAGCATTGCAGATAGCCCAATGCGTGTAGCAACTGGCAGTGTGTTAGGTCTAGGCGATGCACCGGTTGATACAGACGGCGAGCCGTTATCACTTGCCACATTAGAAACGCTAGCCAATAACCGCATGAGTGTGCCGCAGTGGTACAGCGACTTTGAAGGTGTGTATTGGAGTGATGCACAAACGCTCGATGCAACGGGTGGTGACTATCAATACCTTGAACACTTGCGCCCAGTACACAAAGCCAGCCGACAAGTGCGCGTATTAGCGATTCGTCGTGTTGCTAACCGTTCGCTTAACTCAACACCGAACAGCATTGAGTTAAACAAAGCGTATTTTATGAAGCCGCTACGCGAAATGAGTAAAAGCACGACTATCAACGGGACGGCGTTCCCTGGTGAAATCACACCACCTATTGAAGGGGACATCACCATTGAATGGACCAGCAATAAAAGCGTGGTGATTTACCTTATTTTGCGCCCATACAACAGCCCGAAAGAAATTACCGTCAACATCATGCTTGATTTAAGCAGCAACTAGGAGCAGTCATCATGCGTTTATCTGGAATGAATTTTAACGTCAACTTAGGTGACATTATGGTGCATGTGGACACGGCCACGTTATCGATCACAGATAACAGTGCGGTATCACAAACGGGCGGTGTGCCTGATGGTGCGGTTGATGGTGATGTATCGGCAAATGGTGAGCTGTCAGTTAATGCGAGTAACTTTGCACTTATCTCAGATGCCGCGAAGAGCGCCGGTTCTTGGCGTGGTATGGAAACGTTCGACATCATGTTTTACGGCAAGACGTCAAAAGATGAAATGAAGGTTGAAGCATTTGGTTGCCGCATCAAGCTCAGTGACATTTTAGACATTGATAAAAAAGGCGGGCAAGCCAGCTTATTTAAGATCCCGTTTGATGTAACGAGCCCTGACTTTGTTCATATCAATGGTGTGCCGTACTTACGTCCTGACGAAATCGAAAACATAGTGCAGTAAAGGTGAGCGTGAATGGATTTTATTGATCGCCTAGTCATTGCACAGGAACGCGCTGAAAAACGCTTTGTTGATCAGCGATTAAAAGGACTTAACAACAGCCACAAACTCAGTGCAACGGAATGCATTGAGTGTGGTGACCCAATACCAAAACCACGGCAAAAAGCATTACCAGGTGTACAGCGCTGCGTACCGTGCCAAGAGTTGAGCGAGTAGCAATATGAATGCATTAAAAATCAGACTGATTAAAGAGCTCATTGACCGTGAAGGGGGTTATGTCAATGACCCAACAGATCGTGGTGGTGAAACCATGTATGGCATTACCAAAGTCGTAGCACGTGACTTTGGCTACACAGGTGAAATGCAAGACATGCCATATCAGACTGCATTTTTAATACAAGATCAGCGCTACTGGTCACCGCTGAAATTGAGCAAGATAAGCGTGTTAAGTGAATCACTTGCCGAGCAGTTATTTGACTTTGCTGTTCATTCAGGTGTGAGCACCTCGGCTAAGGCATTACAAAAAGCGCTAAATGTGCTTAACAAATGCCAATCACTTTACCCAGATTTGGTGGTTGATGGCATACCTGGTAGCAGAACAATCAGTGCCTTAACTGACTATGCTGCAGTTCGAAAAAACAGAGGCCTTGATGTGTTGGCAGAAGCCGTTCGGGGGCAACGTATTAGCTTTTGTATTGACATAGCGGCCAAAGATGAAAGCCAAGAGAAGTACCAGTTTGGTTGGTTAGACAGAATTGTGAACTTGTAAGGGGCAGCGTATGGAATGGCAAAAAATCGCAAACACTGTTGGTGGTATCGCTGGTGCTGTAGCTCCGTTATTGAGTGGCCCAGTTGGTTTAGCGGTCAGTATTGGTAGCCAAATTGCGGGAGCTTTAGGCACGGACAACACACCAGAAGCCGTTGCAGCAGAGTTAAAGAATAATCCTGATGCTGCTTTGACGTTGCAAGAGTGGGCGCATGCTGAGCGAGAGCAAATTCGCCAAGCGAATATTGAGCTGCAAAAAATTGCATTGGAAGAATACAAAGCCGAATTGCAAGACAGACAAAACGCTCGTAACGAGCATAAAGATCATTGGATGCCGTCTACGTTAACCATTCTATTGTTTGTTTTATTTTCGGCCGTATTAGGGGCGTTGTTTTACGGGCCTGATATTGAAAGAAATCGAGACTTAATTGTGTACTTGGTCGGTAATCTATTTGTGCTACTAGCAAATGCTGCTGCCTTTTGGTTAAGCGCAAATAAAAGCTCAAATGACAAGGATAAGCTAATGAGCCTAATGCAAAAAACAGCCAGTCAAGGAGCCGTTAAATGACCTTAACGAATTGGATTTTAGTGATCATCGGCATTGTAAGTTTAATTCTAACAGTCGTCATACCGATTATCGTTTACCTATTTAGCAGTAATGCAGCGACGCGCCAAGAGCTGGCGCAACACAAAACCCATGTCGCGGAATACTACGCGACCAAGGATGATGTAAAGGATCTTGGTGACCGCATGGAGCGGCAAATGAAACAGGGATTCGAACAACTTAAAGAATTACTTAATAGTAGGAATACAGCATGAACCAGACCATTACCCTAACCATTGGCAGTAAAGACTTTACGTTCAATGTAAGCACTAATGATTACAACGGTTATATCAACGACATTATGCCGAATAACAAGGTTGCACCAGCACACAATCTAGTTATGCGCACAGTCGATGAAAGCAGCAAAAAAGAGTTGCGCGAGTTAGTTGATAAATCACCAGGTGCAGTGCTTCAAATTGCAGGCTTATTGCAACAGGAGTTCGCGCCAGCGCTTGAGATCAGCGTAAAAAAATAGACGCGCTGGTTGAAGCCATTAGCAACAACCCGCTTGAGCAAATGTTGACGTTTCGCCGTCATCTTTTACCGCATGAAGATGACAGCGAACATAACTTAGCAAGGGCAGCATGGCTGATAAAACGCCAGCGTGAAGATTTAGAAGCCATTGTCATTAATGCCGTAGGCAAAGCCTTTGGGGGAAGTAAATGAGTTTACCGCAGCCACTTATGTTTACAGTGGGGTTGATTGACCAAATCACTAAACCCATTGCAAAAATAAGCCATAGCTTAAATGGTCTATCAAGTGACTACCAAACGGGCACCATGAAAATGGCGTCTGGTGTGGCAGGCATTGCGGCCAGCGGTTACGCATTACAAAACGCACTTATGCCCGCCATTGAAATGGATCGGGTACTGGGTGAAGTTAAATCTCTCGGTGTGCGTGAGTCTGCATTAAAGCAATTAACGGATACCTCTTATCAGTACGCCCTTAAATATGGCAAATCTGCCACTGAGTTCGTGAGCTCAAGCTATGACATTCAAAGTGCGATAGCAGGGCTTAATGATGCTGATTTATCTGCATTTACCATGTCGAGCAACGTACTTGCTGCGGCGACTAAATCAGATGCAGCCACCATCACTAATTACATGGGCACCATGTACGGTATTTTTAAAAACCAAGCCGAAAACATGGGTAAAAGTGCATGGGTTGAACAAATCACAGGGATGACGGCGCAATCAGTACAAGCGTTTAAAACGACAGGTAGTGAAATGTCGGCGGCGTTTACTTCTCTTGGCGCTGATGCAAATAGTGCAGGCATTGCTGTGAATGAACAAATGGCAATTCTTGGTACATTACAAGCGACGATGTCGGGGAGTGAAGCGGGGACTAAATATTCCTCGTTCTTAGCGGGGGTAGGTAAAGCACAATCTTCGTTAGGACTGACCTTTACTGACAGCCAAGGGCGCATGTTGCCTATGGTTGATATTTTAACGGAAATTCGTAGCAAATATGGTGATGTGATTGATGTTGCTGAAGGTGATCAACTTGCTAAAGCCTTTGGTTCAAAGAACGCAGTATCAACAATCAAGTTATTACTGACAGACATTAATGGCTTGAATGACTCGATTAATTCACTCGGGCAAGTAAACGGCATGCAAAAAGCCGAAGAAATGGCAATGGCTATGACTGACCAAAGCGAACGGTTAGCACAAAGTTGGTATGTGATACGTGCTGCATGGGGCGCTGCTATCTTACCAGCCTTTAATGATTTTGTGGGCCTGATAGCAGATATGGGCACCAATGTTGTGTGGTTTACTGAGCAGTTCCCAACCTTAACGCGGTGGATTGGTTATGCTGCGGTTGCAGTATTGGGGCTTGTTGCGGCAGGCGGTTTGTTCACTGTGATCATGGGCGCGAGCAAAATGGCTATGGTCGCATGGGGTGTTGCGGCAATGACATGGACAGGGATCACAACAGCATTAAGCGCAGGCTTAAGCACCTTACGCAGTGTGATGTTTGCTTTAAATATTGTGATGTATGCAAACCCGATTGGCTTAATTGTAGCGGCTATCGCTGCGGCCGTTGTTGCAGTGGGGGCACTGATTTATTACTGGGACGACTTAAAAGCCAGCTTTGCGGATATTAGCTGGATCAACGTTTTACTAACTGGTCTTGAATACGCATGGAAAGCGGTTGAAGTGTTATTTGCACCACTATTGTGGGCGCTTGAAGAGTTAGCCGACCTAGCAGGAATTGAGCTTGATACCAGCTTTGAGGGTATGAAAAAAATGATAGGCGTAGAAGCGATTGCCCCTATTGAAGGTAAAACTGTAAAAGGCGGAATAACCCAACAGATCAGTAATGCCAACCAACAAAAATCAACCTCTGTTGGCACTGTGAATGTGTACCCAGCAAAAGGTGATAGCAGTTACATGAACTTTGTGGAGATGCATTCATGAGTCTTTACCGTGATCTTCACATTGAAAGTGGTGATGTGGTGTTAGATGCAGGCCACAACCCGCGTTATTTAGCTGACCGTGATGTGATAGCGCAAGATATTGTGCATGCCATTTTAGATACAGGCCTCGCCAATTTACTGGTAAGTGACAGAGGAACGAGTGTGACGAACGACACGAAAACACGCATCAAGCTGCTTGTTGAAGATGACGAACGGATCATGCCAGGCACAGTACAAGTGACCGAAAACGAAATTAAAAAAGGGCAATGGTGGGTGCATGCAAAAACCATTGAGTTTGGTGATATTTCATCGTTGATCATAGGGGCGTAGTGATGGCTGATGAAACAGCGAACATTGATTTTAAGCGCATTGTAGAAAATGCGGGTATTCCAACCACTGAAGAGGGATGGAAAGCCTTATTCAAAGAAGACGTTGAAGCTGAGGGCAGTATTATTGCAAATGACTCGCCGTTCTCACCGTTTTGGCGTGTGATCAGCGCAATTATTGCAAAGCCGGCTAACTGGATAGTTAACAAAGTACTGATTGAAAAGATACTACCAAACCTATTTTTGAAAACTGCTACTGACAGCGCATTTATAGAAGCGAAGGCATGGGAACATGACCTAACACGCAAAAATGAAGAACGTGCACAAGGTAAAGTGCGTTTCTATCGTGCTGCTCAAGCTGGTCCAAGCTTACTTATAAGCGCTGGAACAGTGATACAGACAGATGCAATCAACGGCACGGTGTATCGCGTGCTAACAATTGACGATGTAATTCTACCTGAAAACCAAGGCAGTATTTTAGTGCCGGTTATCGCTGAGTTTGCAGGTGCGGCGTATAACTTAGGTGCAGGCTATTACCACATATTACCCGAGTCGGTCACCGGAATTAGCAACGCACTTAATGATGATCAGTGGCTTGATGTTTTGGGCGCTGACGCCGAAACAAACGAAGAATTAAAACTAAGAACCCGCAACGCATTTACAGCTGCGGCACCTTGGCATATTGATGCGGTATACCGCGCTATATTGACAGAACAAAGCGGTCTGGACACTGACAATATTTATTTTGAGCACGATGCGCCACGCGGCCCAGGTACTGCAAATGCGTTTATTTTGTTAGATACAGGCGAACCAAGCCAAGTACTTATTGGTGACTTAAACAACCATGTCATGGCAAAAGGCTATCACGGCCATGGTGATGACTTACTGGTGTTGCCGATGCCAGGTGTTGATGTGGCTGTTGCAGTCACGATTTACCCGCATAACTATTTACTTGATAGCGAAGTAGCAACATTACTGAACGATGTTGAAAACTTTATCCGAAGTGCATTTAGAGAAAACACTGATTACTCAGTCACACGAACAAAACCACAAAGCAGATTTAGCTTTAGTCGTTTAGGCCAAGAACTGCATAGGGAGTTTGAGGGAATCGACTCATTGAGTTGGGGGCAAGGCGATATCACCAGCGAAAATGACGTTCCACGCTTAGCATCACTAACTGTGACAAATGGTAATGCGCTATGAACATAGATTGGAAAACTATCACCAAAATGCCGTATTGGCTAGCGCGGCCAGCAAGTGAGCTTGATAAGTTACGAAAAGGCGCGGTGCGATTTTGGCAGCGTGTTAGTGACATGCTGGCATGGCCTGCAAAGCAGTTAGACCCGATGACTGCTGAACTGGCCCTTGTGCATTTACTTGCATGGGAGCGAGATATTTCGCAAATCCCAAATGAAACAGAGCAAACTTACCGAATCCGCGTTAAATACGCGCTGCAATTTGCTAAGGGGGCAGGAACGCAAAGCGGCTGGTATTTCATGTTTGAGAAACTAGGCACACCGTGGATCACTATCGATGAGCGTGTGAGTGAAGTCGATTGGGACGTAGTGAGCTTGCAATTGTTGGATTCAGATTTAGCAGAGCGAAACCACCTAATTGACAATATTTGCAGGCAATACGGTCGAACCACTCGCCGCTATGAATACAGCACTATTGCAAGCATGCCGCTTGTTGCCCCCCCTAATGACTTTTCACATGAAAACTTAACGGGGTTTGCAAAGTTAAGTGACGACATGAGTCCTAAATTAGGGCTAGCGGTAATGGACAACGAATCACATTTTATTATTGCAACAAATAAGCAGCTTATTAGCTAAAAGAGGAATTAACATGGCTTCAATTATTACAATCGCAGGTGAAAAACTTTTTGCTGCTAAAGCACAAGCTAATGAGCAGTTAGATATAGATACGTTTATTTTTGCAAATGTACCCGGACAAGATGCAACAGCACCGATCAGCCGTGAAGAGGGGTTACCAAGCGACTATATAGTTCATCAACAAATCGTTCAGCAAGTTGGCCGGATTAATGACAACGTAGTGGTGTATTCGACGGTTCTTGATAGTGTGACAGGCCCGTTTGAATTTAACTGGGTAGGTTTGTATTCATCAGTGAACAACACTTTAGTTGCTATCAATCATATTCCGACTACACCAAAAACCGTGACGGCTGACGGTGTTGCGGGTAACACTTTAAATCGTAACTTTGGTATTGAGTACTCAGGCATTGCTGATCTAACTGGTATTGATGTCGCACCGGAAACTTGGCAGTTAGATTTCACAGCTCGCTTGCAAGGTATGGATAAGTTAACCCAGCAATTAACGAAAGACATGGTTGGTAAAGACAGCTTTATTGATGACGGGTTTAAAGTAATACCACGCAGCACAGCTAATACATTTGAAATGGTACCAGGCGCAGGCTATGTAAACGGTTTTAGAGTAGAGCGAGACACTGTTTGGTATATCAACATGACACCAGATCAATACCCGATCTATGTATATGCCGATGCATATTTTGAAGGTGACGCAAGCAGCGCATGGGCACCACGCGTAATTACGTATTTATCAACCGATCCCGACAAACAAGACTTTGTTGACGGCAGCGGTGTTCAACACTACATGGCCCCATTAGCGATTATTAAAGGAGATGGTGACGTTGAAGATTTACGAATAGGTTTTGGTACTGTCAGCAATATTAAACAAGAATATGTGTTTAAAAATATTAAGGAATACTTGAATAGTGACGCGCTATTACCAATAAATAAAATAGTTAATATAGCTGGATATCATGAAGGAACAACAACGGGTGGAGGTAAGTTTATTGTTGATTATGGTATACATGACGGTGGTTTATTCATTGATCCTAAAATGAAATTTCCAAATGATTACAGCAATGAAGAACAAATAAATGACTGGTTAATAGAGGGAGACACAGAGGTTTTAGGTTTACGTAGGATATATGATGGAGACGTAAAAGCAGAATGGTACGGTGTAAACACTGATTTAGGGTATAACGACTTATCCAATTTCATTGCACTATCAAACGCAAGAAGTATAGATTTAACTAAAAACAAATACAAAATAAGTAAAGCTATTTTGTTAGAAAAAATTCCAAGCATAAAAGGTAATGGCTCTGAAATAATGGCTTATGGTCGTGCAAGCATTGGGACTACCTCTGATACTAGGTGGGTGTCATCAAGCAATATTACAGAGAATCAAAATGCAGGCGATAGAAGAATAACAGTTAGTAATATAGAAAACTTTGCTATAAATGATTTCTTTTTTGTTCAAAATATCACGAATTACAGCTTTGGGGGGGCTCGGTCATACTACAAAGATGGCGATTTATGCCAAGTAAAATCAATAACAGGCTCCGTTATTGAGTTAGTAAATCCATTAAGTGTTGATGTAGTTGCGAATAATTACGCTATACATCAACTTAATCAGCATGAAATTTTTTGGTCTAATATTTCATTTTTAGCAGATGAAAGCAGTACCGCAACTCTGGTTAACTTGGATGGTGTTTCAGCTAAATTTGATAACGTAAAATTGGTAGCCAAAGGAGGAAACCATGCAATAGATAAGAGCGCTATTTATAAATCTACATTTAACGATTGTGAATTTCATAATCACAATAAATCGGTTTCAGGATTTGGTTATGGGTCGGCAATTAGGGGCGGTAAGTTTATAACTTACAATTCATGCTCATTTTACGCTAGACGGCATGGGTCGGCAATGGGGGGAGGCGGTGATGGTCTAGATAAGATTCCGTGCCGAGTTATAAGGTTTAATGACTGTGTTTTTGATTCGTTTGCTAACGTAACGAATACGCATGCAGCGGATGGCCATGGTAATTCAATTGATGTGGTATATAAAAATTGTATAACTTACGCGGGCGTTGTTATGGGGGGCGCTGACTGTTACTGGGTTGGCGGAGAAATTCACAGTAACACATCACAAGGTGGTATGTATTTACGAGAGGTAGTTAAAGGTAATATTTCATTCAAACCAGACAGGTATATACACAATGCTGATGGAGTATCAATTATTGCGTCGCACTCTAGTGAAGAAATGGCATCAGCAAAAGGGGATACTACGATAACTGTTAATTGCACTGTTGAAGGTGATGTAACCTCAAGTTTCGCTGTAGTATTGTACTGGCATACAAAAAACCACGTGGGTCTGTCTTTAAATGTTGAAAAAATGATATTTGGTGGTACCCAACCAAATGTTGCATTTCTTTATGCTGAAAGAACTTACACCGGTGCATTTTTAAAAGATATCTCAATATTAGAATGCAATTATTCATCTTCAGTTCCTTGGTTTTCGGAAAGCGTATTAAATTCATCAAATAATGAAACTACGGTGTCACTTCCAACAAAAACAATAAAAGGTACTATATCAATACCTTCTACGGGAGTTGCAACAAAGACTGTTGCTATATCGCCGCGATACCCCATTAAAAACGTGACAACAAATATCAGTTTTGATGGTGCTTCGGAGTCAGAAATAATAGTAGGGGGGCGGAATAGTTTTGATGCCGAAAATTATTTTTTTAAATTAAGTGCAACAGAAGTGACAGGGAGATTAATAGAACCTAAAGTGGTTACTTATAGTATTGATTATATAGTAAAAAATGAGCTGCTTTTAGGGTAAAAATAATGCTTAACCTTAACTCTACACCAATAGCTCTTAAATCACTTCGCATCACGGCAAGCCAAGAGCTTGCCAGCGAAGATGCCAGCGGGCAAACCTCAAACACCGACAGCGCTGAAACAGGGATGAAAGCGAAAATGCTGACTGTTTCAGGGCTGATCCCTTTTAAAAACGCTCGAACACTCACTGATTTATACACCATGGCCGAAGCAACAGAAGCTGGCGCCCGTGTTATTTATCGGATAAGTAACATTACTGCTGAAGCAATTGGTATTAAGCAAGTGCGCTTTAGCAGCAAAATTGAAGCGGTAGAGCAAGAAACAACACGCCAATGGATGGTGACGTTTACCCTTGCTGAGTATCGTTCAGTACCACAAAAAGTAGAAGAGCGAACCGCTGAACCTACCGCGGTAGAGCAGGGCGGTACTAGCAATATTCGATACGCTAATTTACAGCAGCACTTAGAAGAAAACTTCGCTACTTTGAGGACTGTATAATGGCGGGTCCAAATGCCAGGTTTATTTCACGCGCGTATGTAAACGATCAGAAGGTGGAATTAAAAGACCATTGGATAGTGCTAAATGACTCAGCACCTGGTACGTGCCAGATAAATGTAAGGCAACGTGCAACAAAGCTCGATACTGTAAAAGTCGATCTTGGTTGGGGTGACATGGTCGATCGTGTCTTTAATGGCTATGTTGAGCGTGTTTTACCCAGCGTAAATGGCTGGTTCACGCTATTTTGTCGCGAATGGTCATCAGCGCTCATGTTTAATTTAAGTGTGATGTTACGCCATGCCACAATGCGCCAAGTATTAAACGAGATAAGCAATCAAACGGGTATCGAGTTTGTGATACCCGATAAACCATATTCGGAGTCAGCCGCACCGTGCTTTTATAGCGACGGATCAGGGTTGTCTATGCTCGATAACATTGGCCGAATTTATAAAATCAGTGACTTTATTTGGTATCAGCAGGGTAATGGCAAAGTATTTGTTGGCAGTTATGCCGATTCGTTTTGGTCAGATAAGCCTATCACAATCGACTCATCTTTAATGACAGAGCATCAAGCGGGTAAGTCGGCCATGATGCCAGCTGCACCCATGGTTCGCCCGCATGTAATGGCGAATAACGAGCGCCTGAGTAAAGTTGAGTTCAAAGAAACAAACATGACATTAAGTTGGTAACCATGGAAAAAGTAATTCATCGTATTGTGCGCAGGCTATTTCCAGAACTAACTAATCAATTGCATTTACCACGCTGGGGAAAGGTCGTTGCATTGCCGGAACTACCTACTGAAGCAGGGGAAAGAGGGAGTGACCCGTTTTACCCACGTTATGCGGTTGATGTTCAATTATTAGATGAAAACGGAACTGAAACCAAATCAAAAGTTTTACAGGCCGTGCCGCTACCTTTACCAGGTGCGGGAGATAAAGCAGGCCGATTAGAACCACCTGCACCAGGTAGTATAGTCGAAATAGGCTTTGCTTATGGCCGTGCTGATAAACCATTCATTAGAACAGTTTTACCTTTTGGTTGGGATCTACCCGCTATCAAAGAAGGTGAAGTGAGAACACAGGTTCGTGAGGGTGTATATCATCATATTGATGAGCAAGGAAACTTTGAGTGTAAAACAGATAAGTCACTGAAAGAAATCATCGGCGACCTAGCGAATCTTGAATGTAAAACCCGTAAAGTAATAGCAAGTACAGAACAAGACTATAAAAGCCCTAAAACATGGATAGGCAGCGACGGCGAGAATGTACTTAAACTATTATCAGAGTTGATGGCAACAGTTAGCTCATTAGCTAATGTTTGTGCCAGCCACACACACTCAGGCGTTGCTGCTGGCCCTGCTAAAACAGCAGCACCAGACCAAGCCGGAGATTTTAGCGGCAAAGCATCCGAAGCCGAAGGACAAAAAAGTAGGCTAGACCCAATAACCAAATAG